TTTGCCACAGCCGGGAAGCAGCGAGGCGAGGAAGATGACCGTTACCTCTGGCCGGAAATGGTTAGGGTTATCGCAGAACTGCGGCCCACTTGGGTTGTTGGAGAAAATGTTGCTGGAATCATCAATATGGCACTCGACAAGGTGCTATCTGACCTGGAGGGCCAAGGATACGCCACACGGACATTTCTTATACCAGCTTGCGGCGTCAACGCCCCACACCAGCGATACAGGACCGCAATCGTGGCCTACGCCGACCGCATCGGACAGTTTTACAGGACAGATGAGGTCAAGCCAACAGAAAGAGGGAAGCCGCCACAGCCTGAATCTGACAGATGCTGTGAAGCTATGGCCTACTCCAAAAGCTTCCTCCGTTCGTGGAGATTGCCCATCGGAGAGAAAACGAAAGTCACCGGATTTAGCGTCTGCAGTGAAGATGTTTCCAACTCCTACGGCGCAGGATGCGAAAAACTCTACTTTCCCGGAATCACAGATACAGAGGCATTCGCTGATTGGGGAATTGATGAGAGAACGGTATGCAACACCGCAGGCCAGAGATTACCGGATTGGTCAGGAAGAACGATGGATGGACAAGAAAAGGAGCAGGAATCCGAACGACCAGATTGCCGCAGGGGAGAACCAGATGGAGGCCGGCAGTGGGCAGTTGAACCCAACGTGGGTAGAGTGGCTCATGGGATTCCCAACCGGGTGGACAGAATCAAGTGCCTCGGAAACGCGGTAGTGCCGCAGCAGTTCTATCCGATTTTCCGAGCGATATCAGAAATAGAGTTAGGGACCAAAACACGTATTTAGCGGATGAGGAGGAAAAGCAATGAGAGCAAAATTAGATGCCAATGAATTTAAGCGCATTATTGACAATACAAAGAGATTTGTCAATAAAGATGCAAGTAATGAGCTGATGTCATGGATATATCTGGAGATTAATGCGAGGGAAATGATTATTAAAGCCACTGCGCTTGATGGACACCGAGTATCCATTGAATATGCCAAATTGGCAGAGGCAGAGAAATCATTTAACTGTTACATAAGGCCAGGGATACCCAAAGTTACAAGACATGATGACTACGCAGAATTGGAGATAAGGAAGAACCGCCTTTATGTCCAAGTAGGAGAATCCATAATTGGATATGTACAACCAGAAGGAAAATTTTACGATGTTGATAAGGTATTGAAAAACTTGGATAGCGAGAAAAAGTTGGAGACCATTGCCATCAATGCTAAATATCTCAAGGATGCATTGGAATCCATAAGTCCTTGCAATGGTACAAGGAAAATAGCTGAGATTGATGTGTACCCACCTTGTCATCCGGTTGTCATAAGGTCTGGATGGAAAGGGGAACCGGATAATCTGAAAATCGTATTGCCAATGAATACACGTGATTGAAAAGTAACCCAAATCAGCGTTGTGAAGATTCATTCGATGGAACATATTATTGGGCGATTGAGGGTAGCCCCAAATATGTATGGGCTAATTATTTAATTTAGCATTTCCGATAGAACCGGAGGAAAGGAAAGAAAAATGAAAACTTTAAGATTTCAGGGATATAGTGATGATACTTTTGGTGAGTATGGGGTAACAAATCAGGACGTTGATAATTGCGGGAGCTGTAAGCCGATTCAGTGTTTAATTACAGCAGGGACGGCAAGCCTTCTTGTGGTAGGGCACTATACAGCAAGCCACATTAACGGAGGATGCTGGGTGATTGGATTTAGCATGGAATCAGAAGGAGATTCATTACCAGACTGGCCTATCAGGTTGGTTAATGGAGATTGTGAGTATTCGCCGGTATTAGAAATTGACGTTCCGGACCGTTTTAATTTGGAATGGTTCAGTGATTGTAGAAAAGTAGAAAATTAGGATTTGGAGGTGTAAGATGCAAATAGAAATTAATGAGGCGGAGTTAAAAGAGTGGGCAGTTAACCAGATTAGAAAGCGCATGGGTGACAGAATTAACACTTTGATGCGGGAATGGGACTGGAATAGTTATATGAGGGATGCTGTAGATAAAGTGGTAAGAGAAAAGGTGACTGATGTAGCCATTGAGAGCTTTATCAATACTATAGACAAGGATAATGTGATAAAAACTGTCAGTGACCGTATTGCAACTGAAATAGCAGATAGTCTCAAAAACTGAGATTTGTGATACAAAGGAGAGTGATATGTATGTCGGCCAAAGCGGAGGCATTATATGACCTATATGACTGCGGGAGACTGGATGGTCGATACAGCACATCGGAATTAATGGTGATGTTAGGTATCCGGCATCGTACCATGATTCCCAACTATAGTGTCTCAGGAGTGCTATATCGTAAGCGCTACCTATTTGAAAGGGTGGATGATGAGCCAATAAGTAAGGCGTTGGCAGCGGAATGGGACAAGACAAGGAAACAGATATTGGAGCAATAATATTAGGCAAGCCGGGGGAATCCCCCGGCAAATAAAAACGAAAGCAGAGAACGTATGTGCGAAAATAACAAGCGGTGGACACCCGCCAAGATGATTCCACCGCTCCTATAGAAACTACCTGAGTATATTATATCCTGCTCAGGTGGAAAAATCAATGAGGAGGATATGATATGAGTACACAGGCAGTTAAAGCGGAAATCATTAACAATGTAATGGTAGCAATGTCTTATTATATCCAGCAGCAGACCGTATTAATGATGCTGGAACAGGTAATGCAGCAGGAACTGGTCAGGGTTAACATGGAGGAGATTACCACCCTGCCAGCAGAACGGAAGGACAGCATTGCAGAGCGGAATAAGTACCTCATCCAGCTTTTCATGATTAAGAAGCGGAACCTCAAGCGTGGTACATTGGAAGGATACCTGGGAGCCATCAAGCGGCTAATGACGGTTATCAGTAACAAGTCGTTGGATCAGGTAGATGAGACAGATATAGAATGGTATCTGGCCCAATATGAGCGGCGCGAAGGACTGCATGGGAAACTGGAGACTACTACATACAATAACGAACGGAGGTTTCTGTCAGCCTTCTACACCTGGATGAGGAAATCTAAGTTCATTGCGGATAATCCGGTGGAAAGTACGGAACCGAAAAAGGTAATCCTTAAACCTATTGATTATTATTCGCCGGAGGAAATCATACGAATCCGTGATGCCTGCCGGAATGTGCGTGAGAGGGCCATCATCGAGGTATTCCGCAGTACCGGTGCCCGGGTGGGAGAGATTGCAGAGATTACCATGGAGCAGGTCAACCTGGAGACAGGGGATATCTGGATTCAGGGAGAGAAGGGCGGGAAATATCGTACATTGTATCTGGATGACGATGCAAAACATTATTATAGGCTCTATCTTGATGCACGGACGGATGATAGTCCATATATGTTCACCAGGACCAGGAGACCCTATGGTAAGATGACCACATGCTCATACCGGAGCATAATGAAGGCCATAGGAAGGAGGGCCGGTCTCACATGTAGGGTGTATCCACATAAAATGAGGAAAACCCTGGGGATGAACCTCAAAAACAAGGGGGTGGATATAGGAACCATCCAGGAGGTCCTGGGACATGCCAGCCCAGCAGTAACATCACAGTATTATGCACAGTCAACACCACATACACTGAGGAGTGTCAGGGAGCGGGTGGCTGTATAGGAGGATATATAAATTGAATATAACAAGTAAAAGATTGGATGATTATAGAAACAAACTCCGGTGGGATATTAAGTGTTTAGAGTTAGAAATTTATGAGATGGTTAATACAGATGCAGGAATAGGAAATAGCACTATTATGGACTATCGGGATGGATACCCAAGACCTCAGAGCGTGGTTGGATTTGACCGAAACAAATATATGAGGAAAGTGGAAATACTTAAGCGGAAAAAAAAAGGAAGCCACAGAAATCAAGGAATGGCTGGAAGGAATAGAGGACGGACAGACACGGACTGTATTTAAGCTTTGGTATATGGACAGGCTTACTTGGAAATCCATTGCAAAGAAAATTGGAGTGCCACATAATGAGGATTTTCCCCGTAAATGTATAAGGGATGCATATCTTAAAAAAATGGGGATTAAATGACGATTTTCCGTCTTTTCCGATTTTTCCGTTTTATACTATAATTAGGCCAAAGGGCAAGTGCCTGCGGCCTTCCCACATCTGCTTGAAAAAGCGGCGTACCTACTGCGATAAATAGGAACAATGCCGGGAAACCGGCACTGATGCGAGGTGGAGCAGTCTGGCAGCTCGATGGCCCCATAAGCCATAGGTCGGCGGTTCGAATCCGTCCCTCGCTATGAAACAAGGCATCCTAAACGGGTGCCTTTTCCATATCAAAATTCCGGTGCCTGAAACACAGGGCAGCCGGGCCTCCTACATATTTGGATAAAATTACCATACGCACAGACAGCCAGATAAATTATAATGTCATAGGATAAGGGGGAAGCATAATGAAACTGACCGAGAAGGAGTCACAGATATACCAGTACATCCTTGCTTACACGCAGGAGCATATGTATGCACCGACCATAAGGGAGATAGGGAAAGCAGTAGGATATAAATCCACATCGACCGTGGCATCATACCTTGAACGTCTGGAATCAAAGGGTATGATAGAGGTGGGGCAGGATTCGCCCAGGGCAATACGGTTGGTTGGGTACAGCATCGTGCCCAATTCCATGATTGAGGAACTGAATAAACTGAGGGTAGTCACAAAGGGCATCTGAGCAATCAGGTGTCCTTTGACATATTATCAAGGAGGAATAGACATGGAAGAGAAAGCAATGAAACCATTGCTGGGAGTTAAACCAGCGAGGATTGTGATTACTGATAGGAACCTGGACCTTACTAAGGCAATATGGGAACGCACCATGCAGGAGAAGATAACTGCTGCGGATTACCGTTTGATGGCCATATGGGCATCGGAAATAACACTGAACTGCAACATGATGTTGGCATTGGATAAAACAGTGAAGATGATGGGGGAGTAGTGTAGCATAAAGCGAGTAAAGGAGGTGAGCCTGATGGCATTAACGCCAAAACAGAAAATATTTGCAGATGAGTACCTAATTGACCTTAATGCCACTAGGGCTTACAAGATGGCATATCCTAATGTTACAAAGGAAGAAACTGCCGCTGCTGCCGGAGCCAGATTGTTAAGAAATGTTAAGGTTGAAGAATATATCCAGGAGCGCATGAAAGACCGGGAAAAGCGTACAGAGATTACGCAGGACATGGTTCTTAAGGAGCTGGCGAAAGTGGGGTTCTTTGACATCAGAAGGTTGTTTGATGATAGCGGAAAACCATTGGATATTACCGGTCTGGACAATGAGACAGCGGCGTGTATTGTCGGCCTGGAAGTCATGGATATTTATGAGGGGACTGGAGATGATAAGGAGTTTGTTGGATATATCAAGAAATATAAATTGTCCGATAAGCTTAAGGCCCTGGAAATGATAGGCCGCCATCTGGGCATGTTCAAGGATAAAATGGACATTCAGCACAGCGGACAGATAGGAGGGGTGATGATAATTGACGACATCCCAAAGCCAGACACAAGTTAGACTATCTGAGCTGATTGCCCCTTCCTTCTATAACCTCCATCGTGATATTTCAGAGCAGCGGCATACGCATTATAAACTTGCCGGTGGTCGTGGCTCCACAAAATCGTCGTTCATCAGCCTGGAAATCCCTTTGGGGATGATGCAGGACCCGCAGGCCAATGCCATTGCAATGCGTAAGGTAGGGCGGTTCCTGGAGGAATCTGTGTTCCAACAGCTTATATGGGCAGTCAATGCTCTTGGCGTGGCAGATAAATGGAAAATACGCTATTCGCCACTGAGCCTGACATACATACCGTTTGGAAATAAAATAATCTTCCGTGGGGCGGATGACCCGCAAAAGATTAAATCTGTAAAGCTGGCAAATGGGTACTTTAAGTATATCTGGTTTGAGGAGCGAGCAGAGTTTGACGGAGACTCGGAGGAACGTACCATACTTCAGTCATTGATGCGTGGCGGCCCGAAATACTATGTTTTCTATTCCTGGAATCCACCAAAGTCTATGAATAACTGGGTGAACCAGGATATCCTTCAAAGCCGGGAGAATACCATTGTCCACCATAGTGATTACAGGACAGTGCCGCCGGAGTGGCTGGGAGAAGATTTTTTCATAGAAGCTGAAGTCCTGAAGGAGACCAAACCGAAAGCATATGAACATGAATATCTGGGGATTGCTACAGGAACCGGAGGCCAGGTATTTGAGAATGTGACAGTCAGACCCATCACGGAGGAAGAGATGGCACAGTTCGACCGGATATACCAAGGCCTTGACTTCGGCTTCGGTGCAGACCCGGCTGCATATGAAAAGATGCATTATGACAGGACGCGCAAGCGTCTATTTTTGTTCGGGGAGGTATATGCACCACGGCTGGGAAATACGAAGCTGGCGGCTCGGATAAAAAAGTATAATCCGCTTAATAAAGTAGTAACAGCAGATAGCGAAGACCCGAGGGCCATAGATGCCCTGAATGAACTGGGCCTGCGTGTAGTCGGTGCAAGAAAGGGGCCGGGTTCCGTGGACTTTGGCATGGAGTTCCTGGCTGACGAGTTGAATGAAATTATTATTGACCAGAAGCGATGCCCAAATGCGGCCAGGGAATTTACCGGATATGAGTTGGAGCAGGATAAGAACGGTAATTTCAAAGGCAGTTATCCTGACAAGGATAACCATACTATTGATGCGGTACGGTATGCGCTGGAGGACGTAATGACAAACAGGAAGGTAAAGGTCAGGAAGAAATCCGATTACGGTTTACATTAAGGAGGTGTTAGCCATATATACATACATAATGCCGCGTGAAGGATGGGATGAGCTAAAACCGGATAAACAGGCTATCCGCACCCTAATCATGAAACACCAGAAGGAAGTGCGGAGATTAAAGAAATTGAAACAATATTATGAAGGACAACACAAGATACTGGGGGAGAAGAGAAAGACAAAGCTGGTCTGCAACCATGCAAAGGATATCTCAGACACAGCCAGTTCTTATTTTATAGGGAACCCTGTAAGCTACAAAAGCCAGCAGGACATCAAACCGCTGATGGATGCATTTGAGGTTGCAGGAGCCGATGAGGCAGATGGTGATAACGGACTTGACCTGTCTATATATGGGCGGTGCTATGAATATGTGTATCCAGAGGAGGGCGGTACTGATCTGACAATCAAGACGCTGGAACCTGAAAACACTTTCGTGGTATACGATGATACCATTGAGCAGCGGGAGCTGTTTGCGGTCTATTATTATGCCAAGAAAGATGATAGTGATAAACATCAGACGGTCTATGTTGCTACGGTACTCACCAAACAATATAAGTATGTATTAAATATACAGGATATTGAAGGTACACAGGCACTTATTGAGACTCCTGACCCACATTATTTCGGTGAAGTCCCAATAATTGAGTACAGGAACAACAAGCTTGCGATAGGGGACTTTGAGCTGCAGATACCATTGATAGATGCTTACAATGCGCTGATGAGTGACCGTATCACCGATAAAGAGCAGTTCATAGACTCAATCCTTGCCCTATATGGAGCCTTACTGGGGGATGAGGATACGAAGGATGCTGACGGGAAAACTGCCGCACAGCGGATTAAGGATGATAAGCTGCTGGAACTGCCTAAGGATGCAAAAGCAGAATATTTGACTCGGACGTTTGATGAGACAGGTGTGGAGATATTAAAAAAAGCGGTCGAGCAGGATATACATAAATTTTCCCACATCCCCTGTATGACGGATGAGTCCTTTGGTGGGAATGTGTCTGGGGTAGCCATGGAGTTTAAGCTGCTGGGTATGGAGAACATCACTAAGATAAAGACACGGTATTACAAAAAGGGCCTGAGGAAACGTATACGGCTGTTTTCAGGATGGTTGAGTAAGATCCGGGCGATAAACATTGACATATCCGGAATAACCCCAATATTTACCCGTGCGCTTCCCAAGAACCTTCTGGAAATCAGTCAGATTGTTTCCAATATGTGGGGAAAGATAAGTAAGAGGACTTTGCTGTCCCAGGTACCGTTTGTGGATGATGTGGATGCGGAGGTTGCTGCGGTGGAAAAGGAGGCCGAAGAGGCGTTAAAACAGCAGCAGGCCATGTTTGGTATCGGGACTAATACACCGCCACCGGATGATGTAGATGAGTAGCCTATCATACTGGGAACGAAGGAAGGCCCAGCGGATGTTTGGGTATATGCAATCTGCGGAGGATACCGCGGACGATATAGCAAAGCTATATCAGAAAGCATCCGGGTACATCAGCCATGAACTGGATAAGATATTTGAGCGGTATAAGCGCAAGCATCATCTAACGGACGCAGAGGCATACAGGCTGCTGAATGACCTAAAAGATAAAACATCCCTGGATGAATTGAGACAGGCATTAAGGGCGCCTGGAAGGGGACAGACAACAGCGGATATCCTTGCAGAACTGGAAAGTCCAGCGTTCCGGGCCAGACTTGAACGGCTACAGCAACTCCAGAACCAGATTGACCTTACCATGCAGCAGATTTATAGGCAGGAAAAGGTAAGAAATCCCAGCCATTATGAGGATCTTGCCAATGAGGCATATTATAGGAGTATCTTTGATATCCAGCAACGGACGGGGCTGGGTTTTTCTTTTTCCACGATAGACCACAAGGCGATAGACCGGGTGATTAACAGCAAGTGGTCCGGTGCCAACTACTCAGAGCGCATCTGGCATAATACCAGGGCATTGGCGCAGGACTTAAAGCAGGAACTGCTTATCAATCTGGTAACTGGCCGGACTGACAGCGAGGTGGCTGACATCATAGCCAATAAGTACGCCCAGGGGGCCAGCAACGCCCGCAGGTTGGTGCGGACGGAATCCTGCAACCTGGCAAATCAGATGGAGATGCAGTCTTATGATGAGTGCGGGATTGAGACATATATATATGTGGCAACACTGGATTTCAGGACATCCACCGTATGCCGGAAACTGGATGGTAAACGGTTCAAGGTGTCAGAGCAGCAGCCTGGACTCAATTGCCCACCTATGCATCCATGGTGCCGGTCCACAACAATCTGCGATATCAGCGATGAGGAGTTATCCCAGATGCAGCGCAGGGCGAGGAACCCAGTCACTGGCAGGACAGAAACAGTACCCGCCAGCATGACATATGAACAGTGGTATGATAAAAATGTCAAAGGGAACAAGGAAGCAGAAGCGAAGGAGAAGCAAATGAAACAGCGTAAAAAGAAAGGTTAGGTGGTCCATACATCTCCCTCTGGGCGGCGGGGTGAAGCTGCTTACACAAGCAATAGAGCATAAGCACGCAGGAAGCCCCTGGGTGTTATTTTTATGCAACGGTCTGGGCGTATGAACAGACTGGGGCGGAAAGGATAGAAACTATGAGAACAGAACCAATGTATCAGAAGATGAATTTACAGCTTTTTGCGGAACCGGCGTCAGACCCTGCCACAACACCAGAGCCAGAACCAAAGCCGGAGCCTGAATCAGACCCTGCCCCACAGAGTTTTGACGATGTCCTGAAAAACAAGGATTATCAGGCTGAGTTTGACCGCAGAGTGCAGAAGGGGATTGATACCGCCCTTGCAAAGGCACAGGAGAAATGGCAGGCACTTACTGATGATAAGCTGTCCGAGGCTGAGAAACTGGCAAAAATGACAAAAGAAGAGAAGGCACAGTATCTTGCGCAGAAACAGGAGAAGGCGCTGGCGGCCCGTGAGGCTGACATAACCAAGCGTGAACTGATGGCAGAAGCAAAGAACACATTAGCAGAAAAGAAGCTGCCTGTTGGACTTGCAGAAGTTTTAGATTACACGGATGCCGAATCATGTAGCAAATCCATTGAAGCGGTGGAGAAAGCCTTCCAGGAGGCCGTACAGGCTGCTGTGGAAGAGAAACTTAAAGGTGGGACTCCACCAAGGAAAGCGCCGTCAGGTGGGGAAGATGACCTGGAAAAACAGGTAGAATCCCTGATGATGGGAATTTAAGAAAGGATGGTAAAAGAATATGCCAATTAACACATTAGCAACAGCAACACTTTTTCAGAACACTTTGGATAAGGTGGCAATACGGGAAGCCGTCACGGGATGGATGGATGCAAATGCCGGACAGGTCATTTACAATGGCGGCGCCGAGGTGAAAATCCCTAAGATGTCCGTCCAGGGACTGGGGGATTATGACAGGGACAATGGATATCAGCAGGGTGGCGTTACCCTGGAGTATGAAACCAGGAAGATGACCCAGGACAGGGGACGTAAGTTCCAGCTTGACCCAATCGACATTAACGAGAACAACTTTGTGACCACGGCAGCCGCAGTCATGGGCGAATTCCAGCGCATGTATGTCGTACCTGAGATTGATGCATACCGTATCAGTAAGATTGCAACAGAAACAATCGCAGCGAAGAAGGCTGGCATGGTGTCCTATGGCTATACACCGGGAGCCACCGGGACCTCGGCCCTTCGGAAAATCAAGGAAGGAATCAAGGCAATCCGTGAACTGTACAACGGCCCGCTTGTAATCCATGCGACACCTGACATGATTATGGAACTGGAAATGGAACTGTCCGGTAAGATTATAAGTACCACGTTTTCAAAGGGGGGAATTGATACTGCGGTTCCTTCAGTGGATGGAGTACCAATTGTGTCCACACCTTCCAACCGCATGTATACGGCAATCACTATCTACGATGGTAAGACCTCAGGGCAGGAACAGGGAGGCTATGTGAAGGGCACCACAGCGAAGGATATCAACTTCTTTATCTGCCCGCGCACAACACCCATTGCAGTCACTAAGCAGGATATCATGCGTATCTTTGACCCTACCATCAACCAGAAACTGAATGCGTGGCAGATGGATTATCGTAGGTTCCACGACATCTGGGTGCTTGACAATAAACTGGATAGCATCTATCTGAGCATTAAGGATGCTGCTCCGTCTGAAGGATAAGGAGGTAGCTTATGAGGCTGATTAAGGATAATGTGGAGCGGGTTGCAGACGGTGCCAAGGCAGACAAGCTGAAGACCTTGGGGTTTAAGGAAATTGGAAGTGCAGCGGCAGAAGTGGTAGGACCTGATGATAAATCTCCAGATAGAATGTCTGTTGCTGAGTTAAAGGCCCTGGCCAAGGAAAAGGGAATAGAAGGGGCCAGCTCCCTGACCAAGGCGGAACTGCTGACTGTCCTTAAGGATGTGATGGACAGTGACTGATATTGATAAGCTGAAGAAACTGACGGGGGAGGGAGACGAGGTACTGATTTCCCTCCTGTTAGAGGATGCCACGGCCTTTGTGCTGTCTTATACAGGGCGCACAAGGATTGTGACTGGGCTGGAAAAGGCCGTGCGTGACCTGGCTGTGATAGCCCTTAACCGGATGGGGACAGAGGGCGAGACCAGCCGGAGCGGCGGAGGGGAATCATACAGCTTTGATAGCGCCCCAAAGCACATCTATGACACACTGGATAGGTATAGGCTGGCAAGAATAGGAGGCAGGACGTATGAGGCTAAGACGGAGCAGGCTGGGGACGTACCATCACCGGGCAGCAATACCTAAAAAGGACAGTGAGGGAAGCACATATACAGAGTATGGACCGGCTGTATCCTTCCAGGCCGAGGAGTGGCCGGCAGGCGGAAAGGTACAGGCTGAGATGTATGGGCAGCGGCTGCCGAACATCCGAAATCTGAGAATCAAAGGAACCTATCAGGAAGTACCGGGAACAGGTAAGGTAGGCTATGCAATCAATAGCGGCCCGATCATCACGGCCAATGATGGGATATGCTTATGTGTTGACGGTGGCGCGGAGCCGGATTACAAGGTGGTTGCCATATATCCATACCGGTTCCTGACCCTGGAGGTGGAAAAGTTATGATACAAGGCCAAAAGGAGTTGGATAGGAAGTTTGCGGCATTGGAACAAATCTGTGACCAGCAGATGGAGCGGTTAGTGGGGGAGCAGGCCAAACGCATACAGGCAGAAGCAAAGCTTTTGTGTCCTGTCCGAGACGGAGAGTTGAGAAATAGCATCAAGTCAATGACAGAGAGCATGGATGACCGGGTAATGGGAACTATCTATACCAATAAATCATATGCCATGTATGTTGAGATGGGGACCGGCCTAAAAGGTGCCGCAAACCATGCGGGGATATCCCCTGTGGTCAACCCGTCCTATACCGTATCCCCCTGGTGGATACATGAGAGCCAGGTGGATAAAGAAGCGGCGGAAGAATATCACTGGTTTTATTTGGATACACCAGATGGACGGTTTTACCAGTGCACAGGACAACCGGCGCAGCCATTCATGTATCCTGCCTTGAAGGATAATGAGGACAAGGTGGTGGATAGGATGGAAAAGGCTCTGAAACGCGAGTTGAGAAAGGTGTGTAGGTAATGATTAATGTTAAGGACGAGGTTTACGCAGCCCTGCTGTCTGTTACAGACAACGTGACAGACAGTTATCCTAAAGACTGGGAGAAGGATTTAGCCATCCAGTATATGGAAGAGGATAACAATGTGTTTGAACATACTGGAAATGTAGAACGGAAATCCTATGTCAGATATCGCATTGATGTCTGGCATAATAAAAGCACATCATTGGCGGCTGTGATGGTCGATGAAGCGTTGTCAACACTTGGGTTGTTGAGAACCTTATGCAAGGATGTAGATGACCCAAGCGGAAGGAAACACAAGCAGATGCGTTATGAAATGGTAATTGATGTTACCAGTAAACATATATATCAGAAGTAGAAAGAGGTGAAAGAATGTTAGTTAATGGAACTACATTGAAATATAAGAAGAAAGGTGCCGCTGAATATACAGATATATCAGAATTTCTTAAGGAAATACCAGAGATGGGAATTGAGATGGAGAAGGTAGAGAACACTCCCATTAATGCAAAAAATAACCGCTATGAGAATGGAATAGGTGATATTGGTGATCTCACCTATAAGTTTTGTTATGAAAACGAATCGGACTCCAGTGTATACCGCGTAATGAGAAAGGCACAGGAAACAGGCGAAATATTGTCATTTCAGGAAACGTTGATAGACGGGACAACCACGGAAGTTGATGGACAGGTGATGGCCAAGAGGACCGGAGGTGGAAAGAATGGCGTAATGGAGGTAAACCTAACTATTACACCATGTAGCGATTTAATCGTAACAGACCCAACAGCATAAAAAGGAGGAAAACAGATTATGGGACAGTTCGGAATGGATGAAGAGAATGAAGTGGAAAAGAAGGTTGAAACAGTAGAGGACCTTAAAAATAGGAGAAAGGCGTTTGCATATTGGACGGTTGGAGGTGAAGATTACAAACTCAAGCTTACCACACAACAGATTTGCAAACTGGAAGAAAAGTTCCGCTGCAATCTGGTGACATTGATTATGCAGAGCGGGGGACTGCCGCAGTTGGGAATTATGCTGACGGTTATTCAGGCGGCTATGACTCCCTGGAAACATGGCGTTAAATATAAGGATGTGCAGGCCTTGTATGACCAATATGCAGATGAGGGCGGAACCCAGATGGACCTCATGGTTGATGTTATCATGGAGATTATGTTGGTGAGCGGTTTTTTTACGGAGAACCAGAGGGAGAGTGTGATGGACAAGAGGGAGGACCTCAAGGACGAGATGTAACCATATCCGACCTTATCTATGAGTTGTATCCTCTTGCGCTTGACTGTGGGATAAGTCCTTGTGACTTCTGGGAGTATTCCTTGGGAGAAATCCGGGACCTTATGGATTCATATGCCAGAAATGAACGAAGAAGGGTGAGGGATGAAATTGCAGCGCGTTATGAGTTGGCAGACTTGATAGGGATGTATATCCAGCTTCCTTATGATACTGATAATACAATCAGGATTCCGCGTGTATGGGACACATACCCTTCCCTTTTTGAAAATGAAAGAATAGCTTTTGAAGGACGCCAAAAGGCAGAAGCACTGGAACAGGCCCGGATATCCAGAAGGGAATATGCCGAAAGGTATAACGAAATGCGCCGGAAGCGTGGACTACATTAAAAATATAGAACAGAAAGGCGGTGAGGATAACGGACGGTAGTGGAATTACCCTTGAAAAGCTTAAGGTCATCATTGAGGCATACACGAAGCCATACCAGGAACAGATGGAAAAGGTGCAGGCCAAGACAGCCCAGGTGACAAACCGGATAGAGCGGCAGACCGCCAGGATTGCAAACTCCTGGAAGCGTGTGGGTGCCATATTGGCATCGGTACTAAGTATTGCGGCCATAGTGGCATTCGGAAAATCGTGTATCGAACTGGGGAGTAACCTAACCGAGGTGCAGAACGTTGTGGATGTCACCTTCGGCTCCATGTCCGGCAGGGTGGATGCATTTGCTAAAGATGG